GCGCCGGACTGGAGGGTCGCGGCGGGCTTGCCGGCCACTGGGGGCACGGCAGGTTTGAGAAGGTCGGCGAGTTTCGCCGCGTCGGCGGCGATCTCGTCTTCGGTGCTGCCCTGCAGGCGAGAGATCGCCTCCGGTGGCAGACCGGCGGAGACGCCTACGCGCAGGCGCAGCGCCTCCAGTCGTGCGGTCTCGGCTTCACGCTGGGCCTCGGCGAGCGCCTCCTGGGCGCGTTGGGCCTCGGACTTCTGCGCGTCCTCGATCTCGCGTAGCCGCGCGGCGGCTTCGGCGTTGGCCTTAGCCTCGGTGCGGTACTTCGCCGCCTCCGCGCGCAGACTCTTGACGTAGTCGGCGTCGAAGGTGGTGGGTTCGGCCTCAGCAGCCTCCGGGGCAGCGTCGGCTGGGGTGGTGGGTTCTTCCATGGGTTGGCCCTCCTGGGGCGTTCACGGCCCTCCTGGGGCCGTCCTTCCGGCGTTGGTGCCGGGTGGTTCTAGATCGCCGCCTGCTCGGCTTCCAACTCGGCGATGCGCGACTCGATGAAGTCACGCTGGGCCGGGGTAGCCGCGTCGCGGCGGTCGCGCAGTTGCTGCAGTTGCAGATCCACCGAGGAGCGGCGCGCAGCGGTCTGTTCGCCCGGCATCGCCGCCGGGGTCTCCGGTGTGCGCTGCGCGGCGGCCGACGGCTTGGGCTGGTGCGGCTTGACGACGCCGTCGCGCCAGCGGCGGAAGTTGCCGAGACTGGCACCGCCCTCGTAGGGGAAGTCATCGCTACGGCTGGCCTCGACGAAGTCCGACCATTCCTGCGCGGCCCTCAGCGACGACGGCGGCAACGTCGGCTCGGTGCCCTCGTAGAACACTTCGGTGCTGCACGAGCAGCCGGGGTGGGCCTCGAAGTCGGCGGTGGCCTCGGACTTGTAGGCGAACATGCGACTAGCGAGCATCGTGCAGAACGCGCAGGCGTTGCCGGACGTCACCCGCGCGACACCTTCGACGCGGGCATCGGCGCGGATGAGGGCCGCCTGAGTCTCGCGGCCGCCGTCCAGCACGCCCTTCTGTGTGACACCAGCGACACGGGCCAACGCGGCGTCTGAGGCCTGCTGCGGCGGTAGGCCGCGCTCAATGCCGCGCTGCAGCGCCACGGTGCCGTTCACCCGCAGCGCCGTGATGATCGCCGTGCGCACCGCGTCGTCGAACAACGTCGCGCCGCGCGGAAGCACCGCGCCGTTGCCGATGGGCAGCAGGCCGGCGGCCGGATCGGGGCGCAGCGGCTGGCCGATTTCGGCCACGCGGAACGACTGCATGTAGCGCGCCGCCAGGAGCGCCGACAGGCGGCGAAAGTTCAGAATCGACCGCAGCGCCAGCACCGCCCAGTTGTCGGCGGTCGCGGCCAGGTCGTCAGGGTTGACCGTGCGCCACAGCAGCACACCCTCGGCGATGGCCTCGCGGGAGATCCGCAGCTGCTGCTGGCGATGGATGCGAGTAAGTGCGCTGCCCTCAGCCGTCGACGCCATCGACGGCCTCGACCTCGGTGGCCTGCCCGGTCAGCAGTGCCGTCAACTGCCCGAGTGAGTCGGTGTCCTCACGCAGCGCGCGGGCACGTTCGACGTCGGTCTGGGTCCAGCCGGGGATCTTCTCCCACAGCATCTCCACGGGAACCTGCAGCATCTCGGCCAACTTGCCAAGCGCGTCGGCGGTCTGGGACATGCTGCGGGCCTCGGTGTCGCGCCAGACCACCTGGGAGACGATGTCCGCGGCGCCCTCGGCGTCACCGGAGATCCGCGCCGACAGCCGGAACGCCTGCTCGTAGGACTCGCCGAAGATGGCCTTGCGCTCGGCGATCTTGCGCTGCTGCTGCACCTCGGCGGCGGCCAACGCCTCCGCCGACAGGTTCGCCATCGTCCCGATCAGGTGGTGCGGGGGCACCTGGGCGATGGTTGCCAGGTTGCGCATCGTCGACTCGCGGCTGGCGAGGTAACCGGACAGGTCGGTCTGATCAAACTCGCCGAAGCGGGTGTCGGGCGAATCGCCGATAAAAAGCCGGTTCACGGCGGCGTCAAACGGTTCGATGGGGCGGCCCTCGGCGTCCTCGGGCACCACCATGCCGGTCACCCACCGCTGGCGGAAGGCGGCGAACTGCTGCGCCATGAGCAGGCCGTAGGTGGTGAAGTTGATCTGGTCCTGCAACGGGATCAACGGGCCGACCTCGCCGGTGACGCGGCCGTCGGGGTCGTAGGTGTTGAGGAAGCGCACGACCGGCACGAGGCCGATGTCGTGGCCGACCTGGCCGACCAGTTTGGCCTTGTTGCCCTGCTCGGTGATCTCGTAGTCGTAGATCGTCGTGGCGTCGATGAGCCGGAAGCGCCGCGCACCGTCGCGCAGCAACGCGGCCACCGGCCACTCGTCGGTGGCCGGGTCGTCGTAGACCGCGGTGCAGGTCAGCGGCGTGCGCGGGGTCCACACCGGCGCGGTGTCACCGGGCTCGATGAGCAGGTACGACGCGCCGAACGACAACGCCGCCCGGTGGATACCCGTCTGCCGGGCATCCATGCGGTTGGCCTGCCACGTCGCCCAGCCTGCCGAATCCTCCGTCGCCGTCGGTGTGCGGAAGCCGTCGACGTAGAGGCTTTGCGCGATGGTGTCGACCACCAGCGGCAACACGTTGACCCGTGCGCGTTGCACGATCCAGCGGAACTCCTGCCGCGCCGCGCGGGGGACGTAGACCGAGTCGTGACGGCCGCGCAGGTAGTCGTCGATGCGGGTCAACTCGGGAAGTTCTGACTCGCGGACTTTGAGCAGGTCATCGACCAGCGCCATGCCCTGCCTCCTTATCCGAACGCCAGCACGCGGCCGGCGCGGCGCGCCGACGGCTCGGGCGCCTCCTTGTACGTCTTCACAGCCCACACCGCCTCTGCGGCCGCCATCAGCGGCGCGATGTCCAGCGGCGACTTCTTGCGATCGAATACCCAGGCGTCGCCCAGGGGCCGCACGGCGGCGACCTTGGCGGCCTCGGTGAGTTGTTGTTGTCCGGTGTGGACCAGCCAGCCCTCGGCGACGGCGTCGAACAGCAGCCCGCAGGCGCGGCCAAGATCACCCGATCCCAGGCGCACCGTCCGCGCCGAACCCACCGTCGACTCAACGGACTCGGACAGCGACGACGCCGGGGCGCCCACGCCCTGCAGCGCGACAGCCACCGGCGCCCAACGCTCCAGGCGCACCGCCAGCCAGTCGGCGACCCACTCGGTGCCCATCGCCGATGCGACGACCTCGACGTGGACCTTGCCGTCGTCGCGCATCGCGGCAGCGGCGATCCACGCAGTGGCCCGATCCCAGGAGACGTCCACGGCGAACGCCACGCGCACACCGGGCTCGACCGACGCCGACGGGTCGGCGCAGTCGTCAAACATCGGCAGCGGCGAGGCTGCCGATGTGTCTACCCGCTGGCACAGCACCTCGGTGCGGAACACCCACGGCGGGTCCGTCGTCAACGCCGACGTGATCGCCGCCTCGGTGATGGTGTAGCCCAGCGCCGGGTTGGCCGCCGCCCAGGCGTCGGGGTCGTCGATGTCGCAACCCTCCGGCGCGGACCACTCGAAGATTCCGGCGTCGGTGTCGGGTTTATCAATGTCACGCAGCGCCACCGCGCGCAGATGGTTGAGCACCGCCGAGGAGTCGTCACCGGCGTTGGACAGACCGAGGATCTGCGCCCGCGGCCTGGCCATCGTCGTCTTCGAGATCGCCGACCAGGCGTCCCACGTCTGATGCTCACGCAACTCGTCGAGCAGGACGAAGTCGCCGGACAGGCCACGACCTCCGCGGCGGGTGGCGGCGGCGACCTTGTACCGCTGCCCGCCGGTCAGCCGCAGCGCCTTCTTGCCGTTGGTGCGGTCCACGGCGGCGATCTCCGCGCGCAGCTCGGACACCGATTCGGCCATGTCGACCGCCCCGGCCCACACCTCCTCGGCCAGATCCAGGTTTTGCGCGGTGCCGATGACCAGCGGCGCTCCGTCGACGAACATGCGCCACAGTGCGAGGATCTGCGCCAACGTCGACTTGCCGTTCTGGCGGGCCACCAGTACCAGCAGGGTGCGGAAGCGGAAGCCGCCGGCGGGGTGAAGTTCCAGGGCGTGGATGAGCAGCCAGCGCTGCCACGGTAGAAGTTCCAGGCCGAGGATGTCCTCGGCGAACGCGGCCGCCTCAAAACCGGCCGACGTCTTAGGCGTCAACTCCCGTAGCGGCGGGGTGAACAGCCGGGCCTCTGTGTGGCCCCTAAGCGCCGCGTCGCTCACGCAGCATCGCCAACTTGCCCTTGACCTCGGTCTCGATCTGCAGCGTCGCGCGGCCCTGCGGCGTGCCGCCCAGTTCGCGCAACGTGTGCAGCAGATGCGGGCCGAGGTACAACGCCTTGGTGACCTCCTGGCCCTCGCCGAACTCCAGCGCCTCGTCGATGCGGGCGGCGTACTGGCGGGCCAGTTCCACGGTCGCGGTGTCGGCGTCGGTCAGCCAGTGCATGGCGGCGACGGCGGCGTCCAGTTGTTCGCGGAGCATGGCGACCTCCTGCGGGTGGCAATCTTGAATGCGCGATGGCTACGGGGCCATCGGGGAGAGACTTTCGCTAACCGCCCTGGAGCGCCCTGTTGGCCTGAGCCAAGGGGTCACCCCCCACCCCGGCGGCGATCACCACCGGGTCGTGGTCACCAACGGCTGCGGCGCCCGCTTGTCCTTGCGGCGGATGTTGCATCGGAGGTGCGAGGGCCGCAGGTTAGCGATGTCGTCGCTGCCGCCTTGGCTCACGGGAACGACGTGGTCGGGTGATACTTGACCGAGGATGGGTTGGTGGCACAGCCAGCAGATGGTGCCGTAGGTGGCGGCGACTTCGGCGGCGCGCTTGGCGGTCTGGCTCGAGCTGCGGTTGCGTCGTGGGATGCGTTGGCGTTTCATCACTCAGCCTCCGCGTCGTCGTCGACGAGTTGGGCGTGGGCGACCATGGCCTGTTGCCGGCAGCGGCCGAGGTAGTGGTCGGCCAACTCGGGTGTGAGGTTGGTGTCGTCGTCGGTGTCGATGGACGCTTCGACGTATTGGGTGCAGGTGCCGACGGTGACGCTGAGGATCACCGGGCACCTCCTGGTCGTCGGGTGGGTTGGCCGCCGCAGCGGGTGCAACTGCGGCGGCCGCCACTTCCCACCAAGGAAGGCGTCGAGAGAGATCGACGCGACCGGGCGCGGACATGAATAAACCCCGGCGGGGTTACCGTCGGGGTCTCATGGCGCAAGCGCCACGTTATCACGCTATAACGGCCACGGGTGTCAAGTCAAGCGTCGGCGAGAAGTTGTCGCACGTCGGCGACGGAGTAGAGCACCGGGCGGCGCCCGCGGCTGCGGATTTCGCCGTTGGCGGCCCAGCGTCGCAGGCTGCGCTCGGCGGCCCCGAGGAACGCCAGGGCTTCGGCGTCGGCCCAGCCGTCAGTGGCGGTCAGTCGCACCAGCCAGGCGGCGGAGCCTTGGGCGCCGCAGCGGCGGCAGACGATGTCGGCGTCGGGGTCGGCGGCCAGATCCACGCGCAGGCGTCCGGCGCAGGACGGGCAGGCGATGACCTGGCCGGTGGCGGTGCGGCCGAGCACGCGGCGGGCCTCGGCGGCCCAGACGTCGATCTCCGCGGCGAACTCCGCGACGGCCTCGTGCCACGGGAGGCGGTCGTGCCAACGGAGTCGCAGCCACGCGCACAGCGCCGCGGCGGTCGTCGCCGGCCACGGCAGGTCTGGGTCGTCCTCGTGGATGGCCCGCGCCCACGACCCGAGGCAGCCGCGCAGTTCGTCGCCGCGGGTCCAGTCCAGCCAGGTCGTGGCCACCGGCGGGCGGGAGGCGTAGGCGCCGCCGACGGTGCCGCCGCGGCCACCACCGACGGGTGCATCCAGGGCCAGGGCTTCGGCGATGACGTCGAGGCGGTCCAGGGTGCGCAGGTGGCAGCGGGCACACACGGCGCCGATGGTGGCGTCGTTGTGGCGGCAGCGGTCGGTGCAGTTGCCGTCGAGGTCGGGGTGGTGGCGGTGGCAGATGGCGCAGTCGGTCATGTCTTGGCCTTCCTGGCGGCGCGTTCGGCGCGGGCGGCATCGACTGTGATGTGGCGCAGGTGTGGTGCCCAGCGGCGTAGGTGGCGGTCGATGTGTTCGGGGTGGCGGCCGATGGCGGTGACGATGGCTTCGGCGGACCACCCGTAGCCGTGCAGCGAGGCGACCTCGTCGCAGATGCCGCACGTTTCGACGTCGTGGCGGTGGTTCACCCGTGGCAATTCCGCGACGGTGCCGTTACTCAGGCGGCGCTGGTAGCAGCGGTTGCACACGCCGCGCGCCCGCGCTTGGCGCTCGCCACAGTCGAGACAATTGGTTGATTCTTTGCCGCTACTCGCGCGCGATTCGGTGGTCAGTTTTAAGGTGACGGATCCACTTTCTTCGTTAGTCCGTCCGTCCGTACGTACGTGCATTGCTTGGCTGATGCTTGGCGTGATGCTTGTTTGATGCTTGGCTGGATGCTTGGAGCATGGCGTTAGGTGGGTTCCGCACCAGTGCGTGTCAGGGCATTGGGTGGCGATCTCCTGGCGTTGCAGGTAGGCAACGACCTCTTCGATGAGCGCCTGGCCGTCGGTGGTGGTCACGCATTCGGCGTACCCTGCGCGGTCGGCCAGCCGGTTGGGATCGGTGTCGCCACCGTGGCGGCTGGCGATAGCCAGCGCGGCCGACTCGGCCTGCAAGGCGTCCAGTCCGGTGGGGA